ATGCCCACACTGTTTTTGCAAGATGCACAAATCAGTATTGCCATTTCATATGACGCGTTGCATCGGGTGATTGATATGTCTAAAACAACAAAAAAGTTATCCACAAATCAACTAAATCCAAATAGCTTAACCTGTCAAAACACAGGAGAAAGCCTTAAAACCAAGCCTAGATTCACAACTAACATGGTTGTTCCTACCCCCATTTATAATATGGGGGTTACGGCAGTCGATCCTCGTCTCCAATTTGATGAATTCACCTTCCCCCGGAAGCTAGACAACCAAAAAATGGTTTTAACAGATAAGGGGCAGGTTCCTGTTCTTCATTCTGTTCCGTGTGATGAGTACGGCATAGCCGCACATGACTGGGTAACCTTCTCATTCTGTCAGTCCACCCTGGGCGATGAATATTATTCTCTGGCTCCTGAAGATGCTGAAAGTGAATTGACTTACGGCATTGAGACATTCCTCGATCATCATTTATATGAGATTTTCGGCTTTGGCTTAGCGGCTAAACGCGAAAAGGGCATGCATAACTATAAGTTTTCCTACGAAATGGAAGATATGTTGGGCATCGTTCTCTATGGTCATTCCTCAAAAAGAATTAGTGTCCAGATTAACGGCTCTGGCTGTGCTTTGGCTCGTAAAGGTTGGCAACAACGTCTTTATAACTGGTTGAACTCTTACAAAATGGTTCATCTAGAAGATGGTTCTAACAAGGTTTTCGGCTGTGTTGCTCCAAAAATTACCCGTGTCGACCTTTGTCATGATGACTTTGAAGGCAAGTTTATTAATGTAGATATTGCAGATCTATGGGACAACCTTGACGGCTTCTGGTGTGGTGGTCGTGCTCCATTGATTCAGCACCTTGGTGCGTGGAAGCGTCCATCAGGGAAGGGTCGTACTTTTACTGTTGGTGATCGTACCAGTGGTAAATATGCTCGTATTTATGAACGTGGAAAAAAAGAAGGGGACAAGGACAGTAAATGGGTTCGTGCTGAAGTCGAATTTAAATCTAAAGATCGGTATATCCCTCTCGATGTTCTCCTTGAGCCTTCTAAATATTTTATTGGTGCTTATCCGTGCTTTGAGTGGTTATCACGTCAGTTGCAGCAGGATTTTATTACTGCTGAAAAGACTGAGGTCGTAAAAAAACAATCCAAAATCAATTGGGATCGTTCTATTGAGATAGTCAAAGAACAGTTCGGTAAATACATTCGCCAATACTCAAAAATTATAGATTCTGATGAATTGGTTCAAATGCTTTCATCTGACAAAGATGAAGTACCTAAACGTTTAGAGTTTTCTCATAAAGCTGTCATGCAGTCTATCCGTATTAAACAGCCTATTTCGAATACTTCTGATGACCTTCCGCTTTTTGTGGGTGTTCCTCATTTAACTTCTAATCCATACAAGGAAAATCAAAATGCTATTTACATCTGATGTTGTTGTAACTGGTTCTAAAGCTTCAAAAGGTGAATTTAACGGTAAACCTTTCGATTCAACAAAGGTTTATGTTGTTACTGATATGCAAGCTGGTGAACGTTCTTCGGGTACTGTTTCTACCGAATACACTTGGGGAACTTCTTCAAATTATGACCAAATTGAAAAACTTACATATCCGTTCAAAGCTAAGGCTTCTATGCAGATTGTTTCTAATGGTCGTGAATCAAAAACAATTCTTGTTGGCTTAGTTCCTGAAACTCAGGCTCAAGCAAAATCAGCTTAAGGATTTTAAAGAATGTCATACGAGTGCAAAACCTTAACACCTCCACAACAAGGCGTTGCACAAGTATGCATCGAATGGCAGGAAGCTAGCTTTTTGCCTGAATTAACTGGGGCTGATCGTGATTTGATTCTCCAGTGGGCAATAGGGATCTTCGCACTGGTCTTTGTTGTTCGTCGTATTGTGCGGATGTTTTAACTTTAACTTACTGAGGCTCATCTCATGAATAAAACAACTCAAAACCGCTTAGCGGTAATTAATCGTAAAAACGTGGCTACTTATGGCTTAGGTGCTGTTGTTTCAACTGCTCTTATGTCAAGTAATGCCAATGCTCTTGATGTATCAACTGCTTTAACTGGTACTGATGCCGAAGCAAACATTGATACTGCTGCCATCTGGATTTTAGGTATTGCAGTCACAATTTATTGTGCGCGTAAAGTTATCGGCTTCTTTAGTCGTTAATTTTGGGAGCCAAGGAAATGACGGAATCTGATCTTAACTGGATTATTTTAGCTGTTATTTTCTTGGCTTTTTATCGTTTGTTTAAATAAGAAATTAAATATTTGGGGGTTTTATGAAAGCGTTTAAATATTTAATTTTTCTTTTGATCACTTCTTTTTCTTCTCTTTCTTATTCTGCTAATTTTTACTATGTTGGTGATTATACAAACTTAAAGGCTTCAACTCCTCAAGCTGCTTGTCAGGCTTATGCAACTTTTAGAAAGCGTGTATATGTTCATGTTCAAGACAATAAATGTGGAACTAAATATGATGCAAATTCATCTGTTGGTTATGATGTAATCCGTACTATTACTGTTTCATGTCCTTCCGCTACTTCAAAAGACTTGAAAGTACCCGTTAACTCAAAATCTTATGTTTGTGTTGAAGGTTGTCAATACCGTATCCGTTCTTGTGTAGATGTAGATATTGAGCCAGGAATGACTTGCGGTGCTATTTCTACTGGTCAAGATTGTGGAACTACTCCACCACCAAAAGAACCTGATCCAAATAATCCACCTTCTGAACCTGCTACTCCAGATCCTGCTGATCCTAATGGTCCTCCTTCCCAAAATACTGCAAATAGTGAAAGCACTTCTACTTCAACAAGTGAAAGCACTTCTACTTCAACGACTAATAACAATACAACGATTACTAATACGACAACCAATACTACAACAAACACGACGACAAATACGATTATTAATCTTGGTAAATTAGAAGATTTAATAAAAAACATGACTGGTGTCTTAGGCTCAAAACTTGATTCAATTCTCGGAAAAATGGGCGGTGATGGTGGTTCTGGTGGTAATGGTGGTGATGGCGGAATTGGTGGAAATATTGATATTGATCTCTCTGAAACTAATAAAAAGATAGATGAAAATAAGTCAGTTCTTGAATCAATTAAAGAATGGCTCACTGGTGGTGATGAAGGTGTTGGCGAAAATCCTTTTGGTGATGGTGCTGTACCTACTAAACCTTTAGATACTCAATCTTTTAAAACCAATATTTTTGGTTCAAATGCTCAATGTCCACCTGATGTGACTTTATCACTACCTGGATTCGCTCGTGGTTTTTCAAAGACATTCAGCTTTGCTGATTGGTGCTATTACTTATCGCTCTTTGGAAATTTTATTTTAATTGCTGCTTACTGTATGGGCGCATACATCATAGTGAGTAAATCATAATGCCTGCAATTCTGATTACGATATTAACTGCATTCGCTTCTTCACTAATTGCAAAAATGCTTTTAGGTGCTGGTCTTGCTTTTCTTTCTTATACCTTTGTCAATGATATGGTTGCTGCTGCTCAAGCTGAAATGATGGGCTTATATGGCAATTTACCTTCCAATATTATTGGCGTCCTCGGTATTTTAAAAATACCTCAAGCTCTTTCTGTAATTATGTCATCTATCGGTACTGCTGCATTTATTAAGACTTCTAAAGTCGCTCTAGGCATGAAATAAGAAAACGAAAGGCTAGAAGGAGGAACGACGTCCGCAGCCGTCGTTTTCGTTTTCAGCCTAGGAGATAATATAAAATGGCTATTCTCATTACTGCTCCAGTTGGTACTGGTAAAACATTAAAATGCATGGAATTATGCCTTGAGTATCTCAATGAAGGGCGTGAGGTATATACCAACATCATTGGTATTAAAATTACTGGTGTGCGTGTTATTGAATCTAATAACTTGCAACCTTTCGATTGGCGTGATCTTCCTCCAGGTTCTGTCCTTATCTTTGATGAAGCTCATGAACATCCTGCTTTTGCTGAACGTGATTTACTTCGTAACTTCAAGATTGAGTATTGGGAAAATGAATTAAGACGTATTAGCCAATTGACTGATATATCCGACACAAAAAGAAAATCTCTTTATTCTGAAACTGAAAAACTTTATTCAAAAGTTCTCAAGGATGAAAAAGAGAAAATCATGGAAATAGGTCTGTCTATGTCCATGCATCGACACTTCAACCAAGAAATCGTACTCGTTACCCAAAACCCCACTAAACTGAATAAAGATGTTCTAAGTAACGTAACTATTCATCATGTAATGCGTCGAAAGTTCGGTATGGAAGCTGCTACTATTTGGACTTTTGGCGAAGCAATGACGACTTGGGGGAAATCTGTCGCTGATGGTGCTTTGGTGAAAAAGCTGTGGCGGTTCCCAAAACATTTATATAACTTCTATATCTCGGCTGAAGGTCACAACGTCAAAAAATACTTTCCTAAAAAGTATTATGTAATTGGTGCTATTCCTGTTCTTTTATTTGCTACTGGTATTATGCGAGCTTCTGACACTGGTTTTTTTGGTTTGTTTGGAAAAAAAGATGAACAGACTGTTTCTGTTCCTTCCGATCCTGATGTTGGTTATGAAGTAATTAAGGTTACTGATGCTAATAAAACAGAAGATCAAATATTGGCTGAACAAATTCAAAATTTTAATCCTGATGTTGAATGCAGAAAGGCAGTGAATCTCCAATTGCCTGAATGCGTACAATGGTTTGATAACCTTTCTAACTCTAATGCTTCTGTCATGCCTAACGGCAATATTGTGCAGACTGTTTCTTATAATCCAGATCAGCCTTATGGCTTTGAATATGTTCCTCAAGTTCAACCTAAAGATTTTCCTAGAATGTCCGGTGTGATGACGCTTTCCAGTGGTCGCCTGATGGCCATAGATCAGCAGGGGAACTACATGCCAAATATCTCGCAACAAGATTGTCGAAAGTGGTTACAAGGTTATCGACCTTTTAACTATTTCAAAGATACTCAGCAGCAAATGCCACAACAACCCCAATACCAGGTGCAACAACCTCCAGCTTATCAGCAGAATCAAAATCCATATTTAGCAGAACGAGTGTCTACGAGTGATTCGGGAAATCAAAACAATGAAACTTCTTCTCTCTGATTACAGGCTCCCTTATCAAGTTATATCGGTAGATTCAGAGCGTCCCGAATGGGCGCGAACTGATTATTTCATACAGATGAAAGTCATTTTTATTTTCCCTTTATGGTTTCTACTTCCTGTTTTAATTAGATTTTTACTCTCATTTATTTGTTTCAAACACTCTTTATCTGTTGTTTTATCTAGTATTTTTACTTTTTCTGTTTCTGTATCGTATTCGATTCTAATGTGAGTATTAGCATATGCATTAGCTGTTATTAGGGTCGATAGTACAAGCAATTTTCTCATTTTGCTTTCTCTGCTTTAGGTGCTTATCTTATATGCAATTATCATGCTTTAATGCAAGTATAGCGGCTTATAACATGCGGGTTACGATTGGCTAAAATTAGAACAATTTAGGGTTAAGATTATGAAAAGTCTTGGTTTTTATTTCTTAGTTTTCTTTTTTCTGTACTTGATGTGTCTATTCACAATTGGGGTTGCAGGGCATTTAGATTTTCTTTTGCCATTTTCGATTATCTATTTAATTTCCATTTCTATTTGTTATCCATTTTTTGAAATGGTTCGTAGAAATCTTTCACAATAGCCACTGGAGAGAACAATGAAACATGATGCACATGTATTAAAATTTAAGATGCAGTTTTTTCCTGTGGGATTATTTTTCTTTTCTATTTTTGCATTTTTTCTTATGGGCTTAATGCTTGGTCATTTATGGGGTTTTAATAGCTGTTATAGCTTTAAATCTTTATTAGACTGATTTCGTATAATGTATATTATGTTAAATAGGATATTGTGCATAAGGCCTATTTCTGTATGTAGCACTCACCAATTAGTTAATATCTCTTTTTCATCCTAGTCGTGTTAAACGTAGATATTAAGATTAGTTTGAAGGTTTTCTTTATATAAATTACCTAAATATTTACCTCATAACCTAGATGAAGCTCATCCGCAATTTTTCCTCGAATACCCCCAGTTTTCTTTAAAAGTTTCAAATATGGTTATTTCAATATCATTAGATTTAATCCCACATAAATGACTTATATTTTTAAATAAAGCCTAAATAAATACTCTCTTGGTCTCTTTGTTCTTCCTTCAAACATTCAAATCTCGATAATGATCTAAGATCTGGATCGATCCTTTGAGTAAATAAAATTTTCAGACTCTATAAGGTATAAATCGTTGAAAAATCTTTTCTCGGGACAATTTAGCTCTTTGACTAAAGCTTGATGAATAGCTTTACTCAGTTCTATTCTATGTAGTTCGATTGTTTTATTTAAAGCATAAATTTTTATTTGAGACAT